TGGCATCCCAATCCGTGAAACCGATGCGATTCTGGAAACAGAAGCGCGCGTTGTTTAACGCCTGTCATTAACTGATGGGCCTTAACCGGCCCATAAATGGAGAAAGAAAATGATCCTCGACAAACTGTTGATGTTCTCCGAAGCGCAGGCGGTTACTGCTGGCGGCGCTTCAACTGACGTTATCGACCTTGGCCCTATCGACGGCACCCGCCGCGATATTGGTGTTGGCTACCCACTGGAGTTCTGGGCAAACGTGAACACCACTGCAACAGCAGCTGGTGCTGCGACCCTGAACGTCCAGTTGCAGACCAGCCCGGATAACTCCACCTGGACCACCATCTATGACAGCGGCACGCTGGCGCTGGCGGCGTTGACTGCTGGTAAACGCCTGTTCTCTACCAAGGTTCCTGCTGGTGTCCAGCGTTATCTGCGCGTCAACTATGTGGTCGGTACCGGCCCGCTGACTGCTGGCGCGTTCACCTCGGGTATTAACCTGGATGTTGACAACAACACTCCATACTACCCAACCCGTTCCAAAGTGACTGGCTAAGGTGATGGCAATGGAAAAAGCAAAATATCGCGTCCTGCGCTTATCCCACATTCATAACAACCTCTGGCCTGAAGGATCAGAGATTGAATATGACGGCGAGCCAGGGTCGGCGCTGGAGCCGATTAATACAGCGGCGGAGAAAGCCAAAGCAGCTGCACTTAAAAAGCGTGGTCTTGAATTTGTTAAGCCAGAGTCAGAAGTAAAAAATGGTGCTGGCAATAACAACGACAATACCGGCGGTGATGACGATCTGGATAAGCTCCGCGAAGAGTATGAACTTCTCTTCAACGATAAGCCTCATCCAAATACTGGCGTCAAAACACTCCGCGAGAAGATCGCAGAGAAGCGTGCAGAACTGGGCGTCTAAGCCTCGCTAATCACACAGGGGGCTTCGGACCCCTTCTTGCAGGAGTCCGCTATGGAACTGGTAAACCTCAAAACCGGCACCGACAGCTACCAGGATGAATCTGGTGAAACAAAAACCCGTGACGATTATCCGTGGGGTCTATGTATCAATCTTGACAATGAAACACTGAAGAAACTCGGCGCAACGCCGCAGCCTGTCGGTACTGAGGTGATGATCTCCGCCAAAGCTATCATCAAAAGCATGTCGACTCGCGAAGATGGTGAGGGTGTACGGCACGATGCCAGACTGCAAATCACCGACATGGCAATCTCGCCTGTGTCAGGTGAGAAGCCAAAAACTGCTGCCCAGACTCTCTACGGCGGGGAGGATGATTAATGGCCTCCGTTATCGAGATCTGCAACCGCGCGCTGAGCAATATCGGGAACAGCCGCAGCATTAACAGCCTGACAGAGGCCAGCAAAGAAGCCGGGCAGTGCTCCCTGCATTTCGATTCCTGCCGCGATGCTGCGCTGGCGGACTTCGACTGGAACTTTGCCACCAAACGCCTGGCGCTGGCCGATACCAACAATCCGCCGCCGGACTGGGCTTATTCCTACCAGTACCCGACTGACTGCCTGCGCATCACCGAAATTATGGTGCCCGGTATCCGTAATCCGACGGCGGCCATGCGCATCAACTATGAGGTTGGGGCTGATGCCGAAGGCACCGGAAAGCTGATTTACACCGATCAGCCTCAGGCGTGGCTGAAGTACATCGCGCGAGTCACCGATGTGAACATGTTCGATGCAATCTTCATGGAAGCGCTGTCCTGGCGTCTGGCCGCCGCCATCAATATGCCGCTGACTGGCAGCGCAGATCTCGGTAACAACGCACTGACTATGTACCGCAGCGTCATCCTGAGCGCTGGCTCGCACAGCCAGAACGAATCCCAGGAGCCGCAGCCGCCAGTTGATGAGTTCACCGCAGCGAGGTTGTCATAATGGCTTTCAGTTGGATCCAGCCGAGCTTTGCCGGTGGTGAAATTGGCCCGTCGCTGTACGGGCGCATCGATATGTCGAAGTATCAGGTGGCGCTGCGCAAGTGCGACAACTTTATTGTCCGCCAGTATGGCGGGGTGGAGAATCGCCCGGGCACGCGCTTCGTCGGTGAAGCCAAATATCCGACGCGCAAATGCCGCCTCATCCCTTTCCAGTTCTCGACCGTCCAGACTTATGCGCTGGAGTTCGGGCACAACTACATGCGCGTTATCAAAGACGGCGCGTATGTGCTGAACAGCAGCAATGTGATCTACGAACTGGCTATGCCTTATGCAGAGGCCGACCTGTTCCGCATCAAATTCACGCAGAGCGCCGATGTGCTTACGCTGGTTCACCCGTCTTACCCACCGAAGGAACTGCGCCGCTACGCACACGACAACTGGCAGATCGTCGACGTCACCACAAAAAACGGACCGTTCGAAGATATCAACGTTGACGAGTCAGTGAAGGTATACGCAAGCGCCAGTACCGGTACCATTACGCTGACGGCCAGCTCTGCCATCTTTGGCGCTGAGCAAGTCGGTAAGCTGTTTTATCTCGAACAGCCTGCGGTTGATTCCGTTCCCGTCTGGGAAACCAGTAAGACCACGGCTATCAATGATGTGCGCCGCGCTGACAGCAACTACTACCGGGCCAATACTGCAGGTAAGACAGGTACCCTACGACCATCTCATACTGAAGGCATGTCGTGGGATGGCTGGGGCGGGACTGGTACTGATGATACCGGCATTCAGTGGGAATATCTGCACAGCGGATTCGGCATTGCGCGGATCACTGCTGTAGCGGGCACTACCGCAACTGCAACGGTGATTAGCTATATCCCGTCACAGGTTGTTGGCTCCGCTAACGGAAGCTACAAATGGGCAAAATACGCCTGGAACAGCGTCAACGGCTACCCAAGCACGGTTGTTTACTATCAGCAGCGTCTGTATTTCGCCGCGTCTACCGCGTACCCACAAACCATCTGGGCGAGCCGTACCGGTGACTATAAAGACTTTGGCAAGAACAACCCTATCCAGGATGACGATCGCATCATTTACACCTACGCTGGCCGACAGGTGAATGAGATCCGCCACCTTATCGATGTTGGCAGCCTGGTCGCGCTGACGTCAGGCGGTGAATATACGATATCCGGAGACCAGAATAAGGTCCTCACGCCGTCGGCGTTCTCGTTCAGTTCACAGGGAAACAACGGTTCAAGCAATGTGCCGCCGATCGCCGTGGCAAACATCGCGTTGTTCATCCAGGAAAAGGGGAGTGTGGTGCGTGATCTGGCTTACTCCTTCGACGTCGACGGGTACCAGGGCACTGACCTGACCATACTGGCAAACCACCTGTTCCAGAAGCGCAGCATTGTCGACTGGTCATTCTGCATCGTGCCGTACAGCAGCGCGTTCTGCATCCGCGACGACGGGAAACTGCTGGTGCTGACCTATCTGCGCGATCAGCAGGTATTCGCCTGGGCACCACAGTCCAGCGCCGGGAAGTATGAAAGCACCTGCTCCATCAGCGAAGGAAGCGAGGACGCTGTTTACTTCGTGGTTAACCGCACCATCAACGGCCAGACGAAGCGTTACATAGAGCGCCTGTCCAGCCGCCTGTTTACCAGTGATGAAGATGCGTTCTTTGTCGATTGCGGACTGAGCTATGACGGCCGCAATACCTCAACACGTACTATGACCATCAGCGGCGGCAGTGGTGACTGGAGTTATCAGGTTGACTACCCGGTGACGATAAGCGGCGGGGCGTATTTCGTGGGCACTGACGTTGGCGCTCAGATCCAGTTCCCGTACTCAGAAACGGATCCTGATACCGGCGAAGTGGTGGCGAAAGAATTGCGTGGCGACATTATCTCCGTAACGAGTAATACCGCCGTGGTGGTGCGCTTTAACCGTAACGTTCCTGCGGTACTGCGTAATGCTGCCACAACTAACTGGCAGATGGCCCGTCAGACTTTCAGCGGCCTGGCACACCTCGAAGGCCAGACAGTAAACATTCTTTCCGATGCCAGCGTTGAGCCACAGAAAACCGTAACTGGTGGTGGTGTCACGCTGGAATCACCTGGCGCAGTGGTACATATCGGGCTGCCGATCACCGCTGAATTCGAAACGCTGGACATCAACATCAACGGGCAGGAAACGCTGCTGGACAAAAAGCAGGTCATTCCAAAGGTCACACTAATCGTAAACGCCAGCCGCGGCATTGAGGCCTCAACTCCTGGCGGAGAATGGTACGAATACCCGCAACGTGAATTCGAGTTCTACGACGATCCGGTTGATGACGCTACCGGAAAGGTGGAGGTGAAGCTCGACAGCATCTGGGATAACAACGGTCGCGTGAAGGTTCGCCAGACAGACCCGCTACCGCTATCGGTACTGGCAGTTATTCCTCGCCTGACGGTAGGAGGGAACTAATGGTTAACGCTCAGATCGTACCAGCTACCGCAGAGCATATCGAAGCCATGCTGCCGCATGTCCGCCAGGCTGACATTGATGAATTTCTGGCGACAAACGGATGGAGCCCGCGCCGCGTTCTGGAGACTGGCCTGCGCACGTCAACCTTCGCATGTGCCGGGCTGATAAACGGCGAGGTGGTGACCATCTTCGGCGTGGCCCCTGCGTCTATGATCGGCGGCAACGGCATCCCCTGGCTGGTGGGTACCGATGCGCTGGAGAAATACCAGCGTACCTTCCTGCGCCGCTGCGGGAAAGTGGTCAATGCAATGCTGGCTGTTTACCCGTATCTTGAAAACTATGTTGATGCCCGCAACAACACCGCGCGTATCTGGCTGCACTGGCTGGGATTCACCATTGAAGAACCGCAGCCATACGGCGCTAACGGTCTTCTGTTTCACCGCTTCCACATGGAGAGAAAATAATGTGCGGACCAGTTGCAGTTGGTGTAGGGATGCTTGCCATGTCAGCAATGCAAGCCTACAGCCAGAACCAGCAAGCTAAGTATCAATCTGCCGTTGCTGATCAGAATGCGGATATTGCTCAGCAGCAGGCGCAAGACTCTATAAATAGGGGGAATGCGCAGGCCGCTGAAGTTCGCCGACGTAATCGCCAGGCAGCTGGCACCCAGGCGGCGACGATGGGAGCCACCGGCGCGGATCTCTCAACTGGCAATGCGCTGGATATCTTCGGTGATACTGCACAATTTGGAGAGCTTGATGCTCTTACGACCATTAATAATGCCCAGCGTGAAGCCTACGGATTCCAAGTCCAAGGAATGAATGCTCAGGCCGAGTCGAGAGCGGCCCGCACGAATGGGCGTAACGCTGTAGGAATGACACTGTTGACGGCCCCGCTCAAAGCCTACGGCGCTTATCAGATGGCCGGCGGCACCTGGAGTCCATTCAAAACATCACTTTCATCTGGTGGTGGAACTACCCCGATGTTATCCAACAAGGGTTTTATTAATAGCAGCTCACAGTTCAAATTAGGGGGCTACTGATGCCAATTGTTCCGACAGTTCAAGGCCGACAGGTTCAAAGCACAGGTGTGCAGACCGGTGGATTTTCAGCTCCGCAAAATCTGGATGCTTTTGGTGCTTTGTCTGAGGTAGGTGAAAAATATATTGGCGCAGTTGCAGAAGCTAAACAGCGGGCGAATGTGGCTCTTTCACAGGAGGCCAGCTTAAAGCTCAGTCAGGCCGAAGAGGATTTAAAGACCCAGCTTTACAGCCTGAAGGGTCAGAATGCCATCGGTAAGGGGCAGGAATTTACGCAGCAATATGATGAGCAGATCCAATCCCTGGCCTCGTCGCTACCTGATGACGCATCGCGCCAGATGTTCATGCAGCAGGCGCAGCAGCAGCGCATCCAGTTTCAGGGAAACGTTGGCCGCTATGAGCAGGGGCAGGTCAGCGAGTTTGAAGGCAATCAATACGATGCCACCAGACAGTTGCAAATCCAGAAAGAGGCTGATGCGTGGAATAATCCCCAGGAAGCTATTCTCGCAAAGAATATTCGCACAGTAGCAACAGCGAGATTCGGTGCCTCAAGGGGTTGGTCGCAGGAGCAGATTCTGGCTGCCATTGAAAAAGATAACCTTGCCGCCACTGAGATGAGAGCTAAAAACTATGCAGTTGATAACCCGCTTGGGTGGATGAACGGTGAGTTTTCAGCAGATGATACTGGCGGTCTGGATATGCGATCTGTAGGTATCGTCGAGTCAGGTGGTAAGCATCTTAATTCAGACGGGTCAATTGTCACTTCTTCAGCTGGTGCTCAGGGCCGTTTCCAGTTAATGCCTGAAACAGGCAAAGAACTGGCCGCACGGCGTGGGCTGAAGTACAACCCGGCAGACGAGCAGCAACACACCATGCTGGCCTCGGATTACGCGCAGGAACTGTCAAACAAGTATGGCTCTGAATTACTGGCTGGAGCAGCATATAACTGGGGGCAGGGCAATGTTGACAAACTTATTGAGAAGATCGGTGATCCAAGAAAAGGAGAGATATCCCAAGCCGATTTCATAAAAAAACTACCATCTGAAACGCAGGGTTGGATTTCACGATACCGTAAAAATAAAACCGGTATGGATCCCGTCACCGTTAATCAAATTGATAATCTTGCAAACGCTCAGATTGAGAAGCAGAGAAAACTGGTACTTAATGAGCTCGAACCGCTGCTCAACAATACAATGGCTCAACTCAATAATGGCGAAGTCCCTGATGCCGTTCCTTCTATCCCGGCGATTATGTTTGGCTACGGTGAGCAAGGAAAAAAAATGGTATCGAAGCTCGATATCGCTATGGACAATGCAAAAACTTTCCAGGCAATTCAGTACCTTTCTCCAGAACAGCAGCAGCAGGAATTACTCAAAAAGAAACCAGAGGTAAATGACCCTGAATATGCGCTCAAACTCGATGCGTATGGCAAGCTCGGCGCGCTGGTGCAGAAAAGTAATGAAGCGATACAGGCGCAGCGTGATGCCCGTCGTTTTAACGAAGCGCTGTCTATGGGCGAGAAACTCGACCCTACCAATAAATCCATGCAAAAAGCCGCCGACGCCACGCCAACGGCGCAAAACTTCCGGATTAACGACGCCACCACCCATGACGGGATTGTGCAGCAGGTGGCCCAGACCGGGATCATTCCTTCGCAGGTAACCACCCAGTTATCGGCGATATCCCGCGCGCGCAGTCCTGAGGCGGTCCGTCAGGGGGCTGAGTTATTTAATCGCCTCTATGACGCAGACCCAGCATCTGTCGGCGAAATGCCCAAGGATATGCAGGGATTTTATCTCACCGTTAAGCAGCTAACTGATTCTGGCATGGCACCTGAATCAGCTATAGAACAGGCTCATAACCTCTCATACAACCAGACCGATGCGCTCAAAGCGCAACTGGCATCAACCCAGAGCACAAAGGAATATAAAAAAGACCGGGCTAAGGCAATGGATTCAGCCGTAAGCAATATGTCTCCCTGGTATAGCTTTGGCGGACCATCGGCAGATGACTCAACTCCAGATGCTGCAAGATTCAGAAATGATTATCAGGCGCTGTACGACATCAATTACCGCACCACCGGCGGTAATGCGGATGCGGCCAAAAAAATGACTAACCAGCAGATCGCCCGCACATGGAGCATCAGCGAAGTTAATGGCAGCGCTAAGTTGATGAAATATGCACCAGAGGCGCTTTATAACTATGGGCCTTCTGGATGGCAGGCAGAGCAGTGGAAGGCAGATAAAGAGCAACTGATGTATGGCGACCGTAAGGTAGACATCACTACAAGCCCGACACAACTCGGGATCACCTCCGGCAACTCAGCGCCTGTTACCAGTAAAACGCCGGAGTCGCGTATTGGCGGCGAACTGGAGATTACCCCTGATGTGCTGACGGCCCGCAATGGAGATTACGCCATTATGGTGCGAACAAAAGATAAGGATGGTATTGAGGCGGTACAGCCGTTCTACGATTCTTACGGCAGGCCTATGCGGTGGAAACCCTCTTTGGATGAATGGGAGCCATATAAAAAATCTATACAGGAAAGAGAGCAAAAAGATCAGGAAGAAATCATCAAGGGTCAGGAAATTCGCGGCTTTAAAGATAAACACCGTGCAATTGATGAACAGTATCGCAGGTTCCACAATGATCGTGTTAATCGATTCAAAAACTATTTCTCATGGAGTAATGAATAATGCCTGTGTATTCCTCGCCAGAAGAACTGAGCAACGGATTTACTCCTGCTGGCAATGTTCTGCCAGAGCCGACAGGGTTTGATGTGCCTTTGCCTGAAGGAACCAACCCGGAGCCGCAGCAACCAGAACCATCGGTATGGGGCGCCGCCTTCCGCCAGAATAACCTTTTGGCCGAGATGTTCCGCCCGGCCAAGCAGTTTGAGTCGTTAGACGGGTATAACCCTTATGCTGATAAAACCGAGCTGCACGGGTACGAACAATGGGGATCTGCTTTTGCTGATTCCCGTTCACCGGAAGAAACTGCATGGCTTAAACAGCAGATTGACGACGAAAACGAGGACCGGCGGGTACTTTCAGAGGCGGGCTGGGAGGGTGTCCTGGCCAGTATTGCCGCCGGGGTTGTCGACCCGGTTACAGTCGCTTCGATGTTTATTCCCGGTGCTCAGGGCGGTACAGTGGCCCGTATCGCGTCACAGGCTGCTATTGGTGCAGCTGCAACCGCAGCGAGCGAGGTTGCGCTGAATAACCAGCAGATTACCCGTACGTGGGGGGAAAGCGCTTCCCACGTCGCAGCCGGTGCGTTGATGAGCGGGGTATTTGCGGCGGCGGGGGCAGCGCTGACACCCTCTGTTCGCACTGCGGCCACGCGTGAAGTGGCTGACGCGCTTGATAATATGAGTATAACGTCAGCGACGGACACGGCTGCTGCCTCGCTTCCAGAAGGTGGTAGCGTCGGCGCGGCGCGAATCAATGAAGCAACGCTCGAGGATCTCACCCCTGCAGCTGGCGGCCCAGTCGGCAAACTGGCACGTAAGGCAGGCAGCTATCTGACGCCGTTTACCCGTCTGATGGAGTCTCCGTCTAAAACCTCCCGCCGTACGGCGCTCGAGCTGGCAGAGAATAACTATACCCTCCAGGGCAATGCCCGCGGCATTGAGACACCAATTGCGGCGGAAACCCGTGTTCGCGGGTGGCGTCGTGAAGAGGCGGCCGTCGTGGTGACGAACAAACAGGCCTACAGCCAGTATAAAGCCGCCGGGGGCGACCTGAGTTTTTCACAGTTCCGTGAGGAGGTAGGTAACGCCATGCGCAGCGGTGATGTGCATGCTAATCCGGTGGTGCAGGAAGCGGCGCAGGCAATGCGCACCGTTGTTAATCGGGTGAAAGTGGCACAGCAAAAGCTTGGCCTGTTGCCACCTGACGAGGAACTGAAAGCCATCGGCCAGGAGAGTTATTTCCCTCGCGTGTACAAAGTCGGCAAGATCGTCAACGAGCGTGATAAATTCCGCGACATGCTGGTTGACTGGTGGTCGCGTGGTGAAAAAACCATGTCCCGCGAAGAGGCGGAAATTACGGCCGATGCCACGATTAATAAAATCGTCGGCGCAAAAATTCCCCAGGATTTTGCAAACGTCTTTATGGTGAAAGCGGCAGGAAGCACCCGGGCGCGTACGCTCAGTGTTCCAGATCGCCTGATGAAAGATTATCTGGAGAGTGACGCCAACTATGTGTTACAGCGACACATTCGCGAGGCATCGGCAGAGGTTGAGCTGACCCGCGCATTCGGTAACAAATCCCTGGAAAAGCAGCTCAAGGATATTCAGGACGAATACGATGCGCTGATGCGCCAGAATCCCAAGGACCAGGCAAAACTGGCGAAAGCCCGCGATAACGATATCCGGGATATCACAGCGCTACGAGACCGCCTGGCGGGCACCTATGGCATGCCTGACGATCCATCATCATTTTTCGTGCGCGCTGGTGCGTTTCTACGCAGCGCTAACTTTGTTACCAAGCTGGGCGGTATGACCGTTTCCGCTATTCCTGATCTTGCGCGCGGTGTGATGGTTAACGGGTTTGGCAATACCATGCGCGGTTACTCTTCGCTGATCACCCGGTCACCGGCATTCAAGGCCAGCCGGGCCGAACAGTTAAAAATGGCCGTCGGGCTGGAAACCATCCTCCACACACGCGCACGCACGATGGGTGACCTTGTGGACAGTTCCGCCCGGACAACGGCAGTGGAAGCGGGTATGGAGCGTGTTACCGATGCGTTCGGCAAGCTCACGTTGATGGGGCACTTCGATGACATGAACAAATCGGTAAATGGCATGATCACGTCCGACGGTATTCTCTCCGGCGCGTTCGCTGGCCGCCGCCTGGCTAAGCTCGGCATTAACGACAATATGGCCGCGCGTATCCGCAGCGAGTTCGAAAAGCACGGTGAGGTTATTAACGGCTGGCATATCGGCAATTTTGAAAAATGGGACGATCAGCACGTTGCTGGCGTTTTTCAATCGGCGGTGCTCAAAGATGTTAACAATACCGTTATCACTCCGGGGATCGGCGATACACCACTCTGGGCCAGTACGCCGCTGGGTAAAACCATCTTCCAGTTTAAATCCTTCGCCACTGCATCCTATAACCGAGCGACGTTGGGCGGCCTACAGGAGGGAACAGGTCAGTTTTATTACGGCACTGCATTCCAGATTGCATTGGGAGCACTGACGTACGCGCTTAAACAGTCTGCAAACGGCAAAGAGGTAGACTGGTCGCCGCAGAAACTTGCTATTGAGGGGATCGACCGATCCGGCATCCTCGGCCCTCTAATGGAATACAACAATATGGCTGAGAAGGCTACCGGGGGTATGGTTGGCCTTGGGGCGCTACTTGGCACCGGCACGCAGTCGAGATATGCCAGCCGTGGCTTTATCGGTTCTGCGCTTGGCCCAACGTTCGGCCTGCTGGACACCATTACTGATGTTACTGCCGGGGTGTTGAATGGTGACGCTGGTGACCGGGTTCTGCATAACGTGCGTACGCTTCTGCCTGGGAACAACCTGTTCTGGATTGCCCCGCTGATAAATCAGGTTGATCCTGGAATGAAATAGCGTGACATGTCACAAAGGCCGACGAGGACGCACAAAAAAGCCCGCGACGCGGGCTTAAATGTTGACTTTCTTTGGCGCTATTGCGGCTATTGATATCATGAATCCAGTCAGCATAGCCAGTATCAGAGGTATGATGAACGCATCCGATGTTCTAAGAGGGTTCTTCATGTCACATAGCATAACGAGGAAAAAACCACTCGTTGCGAATGTAGTTGATGAATACACCTCGTTCAGTTTGTACTGAAGGTTAACAACGGAAAAGTTACCAGTCTCTTTTGAGAAAAAATCCCATATCAGGTGGATTACTATATACACAAGGCACAGGATACAATAAAAGATCGCCAGTTCCTGTGCCGTTTGTGGATTGTACCAATGTGATACTTGAGCGATCTCAGGCTGCACTGCCGGCACTCATTTTTTTAAAAATGTAGGTTCCTGCCATAGCAAGGCCACCGGTAATAGCGAAAAGATAGGCCACACCAGTAGTAACTGTGAACGCAGGAATGATCATAGACAGGCCGCCAGATAGAGCAAAACCGCTGCCTGCCCCACCAATAATGGCTTTCATTAAAGTGATGATGTTCAGTTCCATAATCTCTCCTCAGTAAACATCGCGTTTACCCATGGGGTAATATTACATCACTGATACGTGATAGCCAATTATTTTATAGCCGCATTGCCCTTTAAACAAAGGCACTTCCTTGTGCTGGTAGCCTCAGAACTCAGCTGTATTTTTGGTGATGTACTGCGCGTGGGTGCGGATGTCGTTCAGGCATTTGCTGACCCCGACGATGTAACTCACCATGGTAGTGAACTCCGCCGCAGCGCCGGAAACATCGTGGCCGTCGTCCTGCATGCGGTTGAGCAGGTTCATCAGCAGTGAATGCTCAGCCAGGCCGAGAACGCCTTCAGGCGAGTGGATATGCTCGCGGTAGCCTGGCTTCAGCGGAACGTTGTATTCCTGCTTCTCTCCGGACTTCATCGCTTCCAGTATCGCGGGCATAAAGCTGGCCAGAACCTTCCGTGCTTTATCTGCTGGCGAAAGCTCTTCTCGAACGTAGCGCCCGGTCTGGCGGATCTGCGGCAGCACCTCGCCAGTGACCCATTTGCGGAAACGGTAGGGGATAGTGCCAGGCGTAACCGCGTCGCGGCAGCGGAGGATCAGAGTGTAGAGGCCGGACTCGTTTATGACGCTTACATTCTGTGCGCCTTTAACGGTGTAAGTTGAACTTACTCCCTTCTCATAATCGTCTAAGGCCTTTAGAGACATACGTGAGTTCGTGAGTCCAAGAGCTTTGCAAACGTCTGAAGCCGCAAACCACGGATTGCCGTCAATGTTGAACATACGTACTGGGGTGGCTGACTCGAATTTGAATACTGCGTCTGGGGTAGGTTTTTTTTGAGCTGTCATAGCGATCACCTTTGTAGTCAGGATAATCACCACTTCCGACGCCAATCGGGATGGTGGTGAACTGTGCAGGGTTGGCGTAACCGGCTACAAAGGACCCGGCGCACCTTTCGGTGCCCCCACACAGCCCACCATAGAAACTGGTTTGCTATGTAGCACGCATAAAAAAACCGCTCGCGCGGTATATGCGCCTTTGTAGTTATCCGGGACGCCAATCCCGGCACTGGATTTTGCCAGTGCCTGATTACTATGGCACAATATTTATGCAATGTAAATTTACCGTAAAGGTAATGATTGCATGAAAATGCGGTAATTACAAACCCTATCTGGTTTGTTTCTTCAGCTGCTCAGCGCAGTAATCAAGATGCATCTGCAGATCCTTCATGGACATCTGCGAGCTGGTGACATAGTTCACCAGAGCAGTCAGCTCTGCCATCGGGCCATCAACATTAAAGCCATCCTCACCAAGCTGGCGTAGCAACGTCATCAGGTGAGAATCTTCAACAAGGGAGCGGACGCCTCCCGGCGTGTGTATGCGTTCGGCAAAGCCTTTTTCCAGCGGGTGATGATACTGACGTTGCATCTGATATTCTCCATGCATTCACTGTATGTATGTACAGTAGCAAAAGTCCTAATGACTATCCAGCACGATTTGTGAATTACCTGAAAGGTAATAACTTCTCTGATTGTTATTCATTCAATTCATATAAGGTTTGACAGGTAATAAACTGTCCAGATGATGCACGCGCGCCGGGCGCTGCTTTACTGGAGACAGGCCATGACGGTATCAACCGTAGTTGACCATAACGATTACACCGGGAACGGCGTTACGACATCCTTCCCGTATACCTTCCAAATTTTCAAAAAAACAGATCTTGCCGTGTCGGTTATCGACCTGAGCGAAAACATCACAGTGCTGGTGCTGGACACGGACTACACAGTGACGAATGCAGGTGGTTACAACGGCGGTAACGTGGTGCTCACCGCTCCGCTGGCGACAGGCTGGCAGATCTCTATTGCTCGTGAGCTGGAGCCAACGCAGGAAACAGATCTGCGCAACCAGGGTAAGTTCTTCGCGGAGGTGCATGAGGACGCATTCGATAAACTAACCATGCTTATCCAGCAGGTTGCCAGCATGTTCCGCCTGGCTCTGCGTAAGCCGTCCAGTATCGCGAACTGGTACGACGCGCTGAACAACTACATCAGGAATTTACGCGACCCTCGTAACCCGCAGGACGCGGCCACCAAAAACTATGTAGATACGCTGGCAAACAGCAACTTCAGTCGCACGCTTCGCGTTCCTGAGCCGATTCCACAATTACCAGACGCAGCCACTCGCGCAAACAAAATGCCAGCCTTCGACAGTGCAGGTAACCCTATCGTGGTTATTCCGCCGTCAGGGTCAGCTTCAGATGTGCTTATTGAGCTTGCAAAACCTACCGGCTCTGGTCTCGTTGGTTTCGATCCCTCATTAACATATCCCTCTGGATCAGCCGGATACTGGCTTGATGAAGCGTTAAGTCATACACAGAAAAACATTGTGTTTGCTACAGCTGACGCCGTAATTCCCAACGATGGCTCTGATGTTTCCACTCAAGTTTCAACGTTCCTGAACGCCAACAAAGGCAAGTTCATTGTCTTTGACTCCGGAACCTACATGTTCGCCGGCGTCGTGCTTTCTGGCACAGGCTGGGAAGGGACAACCATTTACTTCAAAGGTAAGCACCTCCTGAAGCCTGACACAACAGGTACGAACACTCCTGGTTATGGTGGATTTATAGGTCTAATTCTTACCAAGACGGTAAGTGACCTTACTCTTTACTATCGAGGAAATGGGAACAGAACGCTTCAATACAATAGAGAGCACATATTTAATGTGGCTATTTATGGAGCAACTAACTTATCAATTCCTTATTTCAAATGTGATGAGATAAGAGGTGATGGACTTTATATTAACTCTGAAGATCAGACCAGCTCATCTGCGCAAAATTCAACCAATATAAATATCGGAACTGTTATTGGTAAAAACACGGTAGTTGATGGTAGAAATCTCATTTCAATAGTGTCATGCAATAGGGGGAGCATAAAAACATGCATAGCTGAAAATATTGGTGGGGTAGTTGGTGGTTTTCAACAACCTGGAGGTTTGGACGTTGAGCCTAACAACCTGCCAGGTTGTCTGGTTAGAGACTTCATCATAGAAGATGCAGTTTCTATAGGCGCGGGAGGAGTGTATCTGGTGGCTGATTGGAATGCTAGCCCTGCAAAAATACAGAACTGTCATATTCTAAAAGCAACCGTCCGTGGTGGCCAAAAGATTCGCATGTATGGTTGCAGCCAGTCATCAATTAATGGTGAATGCATAGGAACAACTGGAGATAGTGCTGCAGCAGCGGAAGGTAACGCAAGTTGTACTATGTCTGTCAGAGCCATAACATGCACAAGCGGGGCATTGATCGGGACTCAGAGCACAAACTATGATTGCAAATTTACAGTATTCGCTCGCGGCATATCCAATGCCGGGGTAATTACCGGTGGGCTAAGAAGGAGTGATTTGGATCTGGATTTTGGTGATTGGGTTGCAGGCGGGAACATGATAGGCCTATGGTTCCGTGACCTAAACAGCGTTGGTTCTTTAGTGCAGGAAGGAAATAGGATACGAATTCGTTGTCCTAAAACAGCAAACGTTCTAAGGGCAATACAGTACACTCCAGGAACCACGCCATTGACCTTTACGGGAGACAACATCCTTTACGGCTCTGTATTTACTGACTGGCCTACATTCGACGTCATACTTGGAGCCGCAGGGCAATACCTAACAAAAGAAGGTAAAATGCCATTTCTTACTACGGCGGCCGCTGTTCCTTCAAATGGAGTTTGGAAACAAGGTGATTTTGTTTATTACTCCTCACCTTCAACCACTAACAAGTTTTTAGGGTTTTACAGAATTACAACAGGAAGTGGTAATGTAGCCGGTACGGATTGGGGAACGGTATCTTTCACTTAAAAAAGAAAGGCCGCATCTGCGGCCTTTCTTCATTTGCACGATTTAGTAAAGTCAACAACCGCAATATCTCTGTAAACTGAAAAATCATACGCCGGTCTGTATTTTGTTTCTGACTGACAGTAACTTTCCAGCACTTCCTTTCTTGTTTCTGCCGAAGGGTACTTCATGTTTATACCAAAATGCCGCAATTGATACATACCCCATGGGTCAGAACCATTAATCAGAATTCTTATTGTTCTTTTTATGATTGGGTACTTTTCAATTGAAACGCTAGACACAGGAGCGTAACCAGGGTTACCTACAATCATCAAGTTTTTTACAGTATGTGCTGACGCTACGTCATCTGCTATGCTTTGTATAATCCATGATTCATAGTTTTCCTGTGCCTTTTGCGTGTTTGAGAAAGAGGAAAACAACCCAATCAGGTACACTAGCAATGCAATGGATAAAGCAATTGCAACCCCACGAAATGCTGAAGAAGAATTAATGCAAATGCCAACAATCACAGCTAGTGCAAATCCAGAGGAAACCAGGACTCTTGGGTGAAAAACTGGATTCTTCAATAGTACCATTGAACCAACAATCATAAATGCTGCAAAAGGAATGAATAATATTCTAATCATCGATTGAATAACGCTATATGTCTCATTGCTATGCTCTCTGCAAATGTGCATAACCATAGATGCGCTAGAAAGCAATGCAATCAATGAAACTATAATAAATCCTGAATGGCTCAGGCAGTCATAAATTATATTATAAAATGCCAATGTATTTCTAATGATGACATCAATGACACTATTAAAGTCAGGAAGTTGACTCCCTGTCGTGTTGTAATCGTCAGATATCGTCATTGGAACAATGGAAATGAAATAAAATGCATTAGCCAGAATAAAAACAATGACTTTTATCATCAAATTAAAGAAAGCGCCTCTTCTATCATCTTCTGAAATCAAATAAGAATAAAAGCTAAGCAAAACGAAAATGTTTGAAGAAGGCTGATAAAGGCAAAGCGTAGCAAGCAAAACTATAAATGATATAACTGCATTTTTAATGCATCGATCATACCATAGCAATGAAGATGCAGTAGCAGCCAGTACAGATAATGCCATAGTGGCAGAGTCATACCTGTAAGACAAGTTTGAAATAATCGTTGGAGATGCGATGATAAATGCGGCTGCAATAACTGCACAGTACACATGTTCTTTTGAAGTTTTATAGCTAAAAATGGTCATGGCAATCGCAAAAGCAATGACTGCGATCACCTGTGGTATAGGGAACAGATCAGGAAGAGGCATTCCGAAGTTCAGCGCTATCATGAACATCTCAGCAAGAGGTCTGCCATTCATCGTCCATGCAGCATAACCAGAAATAGACCTTCCGTAGTCATCTATGTAGTACCTGCCATCAGCAATGATAAGAGATGAAAAACAGATAGCTATAGCCAGAGATAGCAAAAAATGGACTTTGTACTTTTTGAGATCAATCATTGCTTCCTTCCCTTAATTACATACCGAGGGCGACCTTTAACCTCTACGTATATCCGTCCTATGTACTCTCCAAGCACGCCAATACCTATAAGCTGAATACCGCCGAGGAAGAGTATCGAAACCAACAGCGATGGATAACCGCGCACAGCATTACCGAAAGCAAGGGTATCTACAATCATCCATGCACCGTACAGGAAGGCCACGCCAGCAACGAACAGTCCGATGTAAGTCCACATGCGCAGCGGGAAAGTTGAGAAGCTTGTGATCCCCTCAAGAGCAAGGTTCCACAGTTTCCATCCGTTAAATTTAGTGCTGCCTGCCACTCGCTCTGCTCGTGCATACTCAACAACATCGGTACGGCCGCCAACCCAGCTCAGCACCCCTTTCATGAAGAGGTTGCGCTCTGGAAGAAGCTTAATATTCTCTACAACTTCGCGGGACATCAGCCTGAAGTCGCCTACGTTCTCTTCAATCTGAGGGTTGCTGATTTTGTTGTGCAGCTTATAGAACCACTCTGCAGTTTTGCGCTTCAGTCTACCATCTGTAGAGCGATCAGAGCGTTTAGCCAAAACCATGTCCGCACCGGCCTGCCATTTCTCTATCAGGTGAGGAATGACCTCTATTGGGTCCTGTAGGTCAACGTCAATTGGGATAATCGCATCACCTGTAGCGTGGTCAAGACCGGCGAATAGCGCCGGCTCTTTGCCAAAATTGCGCGTGAAAGACAGGGGTACAACAAGTTTGTCAGCGACAGCGAGCGCGTTAATGATGGATTCTGTCGCATCTTTGCTGCCGTCATTGATGAATACAATTTCTACTTCGTGCTGCTGAAGCCCTTCAAATTCCCGCACGGCCTTATAGAAGATAGGAATTGCTTCCTCTTCATTAAATACCGGAACGACTAGAGAAATTTTCATTTCGCATCCCTAAAGACAATGAACTTTGAATAGATGAATCCGCACACCAGACTGATGGCGGAGAACACGATTAGCGTGATAAGAGGGGCCAGCCCAGATTTATCTGCCGCCCAGCCCACCGCAGCGCTCAGCGTACCCATAAACCCTACATACAGCATGTAGCGCAGGGTCGTGGTTGATGACTTGAAGGTGAATCTGGCATTGGCGAAGAAGCTGAACGATACAGCTACAACGAACCCGGCAAAGTTGCCCAGCGCCTGACCTGTATGAAATGCGTAGATGCATATGGCGAACACCACCCAATGAATGAGCGTGTTGATGACACCTATCGATGTGTACCTGGCGAATAACTTTAACACTTTTTCATCCAGAAAATTTAAAATCTTACTTTATCACCTTTAGGGTAATTTCGTTAAGAGTTGTCTGAGGTTTTTTAAACCACATATGGTTTATTGTGTATGATGAACTCACCAACTAAGGGGGTTCTTTATGCACATTAAACGGTGGTCACTATGTCGCACTCGTTAACCACGGAATCGCTGAATAAGGGTCTTAGCCTGAGCGCGCTAATGTCTGTGGTCGCGGGTGTGCCGCCTGAGGTGGCTTTAGGGGCGCTCGCTGGTGCGGTAATTTTCGTTACCTCGGCGGTTGAGTATCCCATAAAGCGGCGGTTACTTCTGGCGTTCCTCAGCTTCTTCTGCGGCCTTCTCTTCTACAAAGCGACAGCATCCATTCTTATCGGTATTGCCAGCATGATCCCCACGATTACACAGGACTCTTTCGAGAAGGGAATTGTGTTTTCTGCCGGGGCATTCGTTTCGTCTATCGTCGCTGTCCGCATTGGCATCTGGCTGTATCACCGTTCTGAAAATCCGCGCGAACTGATCCCGGGGAGAAAAGACGATGACCAGTCCTGAGCTGCTTCTCATCCTTAACGCCGCTATCTGCGGCGGCATTGCAATCCGAGTTTTTTGGTTCCGCCGTGACGGGTCACGCCATCGCTGGTGGGGCGGGTGGCTCGCCTACATCCTGATCGTCGTGGCTGCCAGCGTGCCAATTCGCACGTTCTATGGGTACTACGTCAGTGCCGACTGGTCAGAAATCATCATAAAAGCCGTGTTCCTTGCTGCGCTCATCAAGACAAAAGGGAACGTGGTGCAAATTTTCAAGATAACGAGGTCCCAGCATGGACATTAAACAATTCCAGCGTGCCGCTGGTATCAGTGAGGTGCTGGCCGCGCGCTGGTTCCCGCATATTACTGCAGCCATGAAAGAGTTTGGCATCGAGCAACCGCTGCACAAGGCGATGTTTATCGCGCAGGTGGGGCATGAGTCTGGCGGCTTCACCCGACTGCAGGAAAACTTTAACTACAGCGTGACCGGGCTGGCTGGATTCGTCCGCGCCGGGCGTCTCACTCAGGGTCAGGCCAACGCGCTGGGCCGCCGTGCTGGTGAGCCATCGTTACCGATGGAACGCCAGCGTGCGATCGCCAATCTGGTGTACAGCAAAAGAAATGGCAACAACGGACCGACTGACGGATGGTTTTACCGCGGGCGCGGGCTTGTCCAGATCACCGGCCTGAACAACTACCGCGACTGTGGCAACGGCCTGAAGGTGGATCTGGTTAAGCAACCTGAGCTGCTGGCGCAGGACGAATATGCGGCCCGCAGCGCGGCGTGGTTCTTCGCCACCAAAGGCTGCATGAAGTACACCGGCGACCTGGTGCGCGTCACGCAGATCATCAATGGCGGGCAGAACGGTATCGACGACCGGCGCTCGCGGTACATCACTGCCAGTAAGGTGCTGGCGGTATGATCTCGGCATTTGTCAAAGCGTACTGGAAACAGTTGCTTATCGTGTTGATGCTTGCTGTTCTGGTGATCGGCGTCAGGGTTGCCTGGAATGAACACGGCAGCCGCCAGTACGACGCCGGATATGCGAAGGCAAAGGCAGACCAGAAACTGGCTGATGATAATGCCAGGTCACAACGTGATCAGGAGAAGACACAAATTGAACGTGAAGCACAATCCCGTATCGATGTGGCGCGTGTTGATGCTGAGCATGCTAATACCGCTGCTGACGGCCTGCGCGCCGAGCTTGACAAAACCAAGCGACTCGCCGAACACTATACCGGATCTTTCCCCACTGGCACGCCAGCCAGCAAGGTCATCGGTGTGCTCTCCGACATGCTTGAAGAAAGCAACCGAGCTTACATCGCAACAGCAGAAGAGGCTGAGCGATATCGGTCTGCAGGACTCACATGCGAGCGGCAGTACGACTCCCTGAAAACGGGGCACTGATTTCCGGTGACGGTATATAAAACGGTACGGTGAAAATCAGGTTGCGGAAAGTTGTTATCAGTCAATTGGTTATGCATGCCGTAAATAATTGAGTGGGAATGATTTCCTCTAAGATAACGCCAAAGCCCGCATTTATGCGGGCTTTTTCTTTTATAAAATAGAAATAGCCAAAATGAGAGAACAGTGATGTTGCTTTCATAGATTTCTAGATATTATTACATTTGTTTGTTGTTTATAATTGTAAGTTCGAACTTGGGCTTAAATAAGATCTTGACTCTTGCATCTATATATAGTTTTATTGATGTGTTAATTAGGCAAGAAGTAAAAAGCATTATCAGGATTTGTTTTCTTTATAAAAGGAATGTTTATGAAAATAATTTCAGTTTTTAATAATAAGGGCGGTGTTGGTAAGTCGACCTTAACTTACCATTTAGGCGCTGCATTAGCTGAAAAAGGTAAAAAAGTACTTTTGATTGATTTAGATCCTCAATCAAATTTAACATTGTATGGTGTTACGGAAGAGCGATTAGAAGAGATTTGGAATTGCGAAGATGATTTCATTAATGATTATAAAGCTGCAAAATCAAAAGTTGAACGGCAAGAGTTCAAAGCTTTTCATGAAAGAAATCATTCAATTCACTATTTGCTAAAACCCATTGAAGATGGCGAGTCTGATGAAAATATATTATCATCTCCTGTTTGCCTAAGGGATAATCTAGATTTAATCCCAGGCAGGTTAACTTTGCATCTTTTTGAGAATAAACTAGCGAAACATTGGAGTGAAGCTTTTCTCGGTGAGCCGCAAGCAGTCAGAATTGTGACTTCTATTAGAAAGATTTGTGAGGAGTATACAAATAAATTTGGCTATGATGTTGTGCTCATTGATACTTCACCTAGTTTAGGTGCGTTAAACAAAGTAATTATATCAAGTGCTGATGCAATTATTATTCCTTGTGCGCCTGATATGTTTTCTGATTATGGTATCAGAAATATTGGTAATGCACTTTCAGTTTGGTATAAAGAATTTACAACTATGTATTCTTTATTATCAGATAGCAAGAGAAAATACTTCCCTAATGATTTTGTGAAACTTTTAGGTTATACAATTTATAATGCAAAGAAACGTTCAGATGCACCGAATGAGCTCAATGTAGCTTTGGCCCATTATAATTTTGCAAGAAAAATCCCTGATACAATTAAAAAATATGTTCCACAAAATTGCTTGCTCAATGATGGTAAAGGCTATTTTGAAGCCTCTATGGGTGAAAATTCTGTTATCCATGGTCATGGAACTCTCCCAACGATGGCCCAAAAATACAAAGCACCAATGTGGAAGGTTCCTGATTTACCTAAGGAAGGTGCGAATAAGCAGGTCATTTCTTCCCAAGCTGACTCGCTGATTAAAATTTCGCGGATCTGGGCCGATTTTTTTCCCGCAAACACATCGAATCAGCCTATTTAGGCTATTTTTTCCACCATTTCTGGCGTT